TGATATGTCACTAAAAGATAAGTTGATTAAGAATAGTACGATCGCATTTACCGCTACGCTCACAGATAGCAAGATTTTCACCAAGAAAGATATGATTCCAACCACTGTGCCTATGATTAACGTTGCGTTGTCTGGCTCTGTAGATGGCGGAATTACTCCTGGTCTTACTATGTTGGCTGGGCCATCAAAGCATTTCAAAACTGGTTTCGCGTTGCTCCTTGCGTCAGCGTTTCTCAAGAAGTATGATGATGGCGTCGTATTGTTCTATGATAGTGAGTTTGGTACGCCACAATCGTATTTCAACACATTTGGTATCCCCTTCGACAAGGTAGTTCATACGCCCATCATGGACGTCGAAGAACTCAAGTTCGACATCATGAAGCAGCTGACCAATATCGAGCGCTCTGATCGAGTTATGATTGTTATCGACTCGATTGGTAATCTTGCTTCTAAGAAAGAAGTCGAAGATGCTCTTAACGAAAAGTCTGTAGCGGATATGTCTCGCGCGAAGCAGCTCAAGTCGTTGTTCCGTATGGTAACTCCGTATCTCACGATGCGTGATATTCCTATGGTCGTTGTCAATCATACATATAAGGAAATCGGTCTGTATCCAAAGGATATCGTTGGAGGCGGAACTGGTTCTTATTACTCATCAGACGCTATTTGGATCCTTGGTCGTCAGCAGGATAAAGATGCTGACGGTATACAAGGTTATCACTTTGTAATTAACGTGGAGAAATCAAGATATGTCAGAGAAAAGTCAAAGATTCCAATCACCGTATCATTCGAGGGCGGTATTAACCGCTGGAGTGGTTTGCTTGATGTTGCTGTTGATGGTGGTTATATTGTAAAACCAAAGAATGGTTGGTATGCAACAGTTGATAAGGAAACAGGAGAAGTGAGACAACCTAGTATGCGTGCGGGTGATATTGTAGATAATAAAGAGTTCTGGCTGAAGATGTTCAAAGAAACAGACTTCGGTAAATATATCAAAGATAAGTATTCTATGGCACATGGAGCAATTCTCGATGAAACAGGAAACAATGATGACGCTGAGTGAGTTTTGGAGTGATGACAAGAGTAAGACTGCCACTATCATATTAGATAATGGCACATACGGCGTAGAGTTCTATGAAAACAACGAACTCATCGAGTATCGCACATTCCCTAATAAGTCATTGCGATACGCAGAAGATGCTGCTGAGAATTTCACTCTCGGTATCTTGAGATTTGACCCTAGAGTTATTATCAAGGCACCTGATCATGAAAGTCATTGACAATCCCGTCGCTCCGAAGTATACTACTGTAGATAGAGTAGACGTACCAAATTTCATTTGCTTTCGAATCGAAGACGGCGAGTTTGAAGGCGTAGTATATCACTATGAAAACTTAAAGGTTTCAACTGAAGTCGAAGATAGTGAAGATCCTTGGATGAAATTTAACTATCATGTCATCGAGTCATTTTGGGCTGACGGAATGTTTGAAGGTAAGCTCAAAGATAGTTTAGACGACACAGTTGCGTGTATTCTACAAGATATTTTAATCAAACAAGTGGGAAGAATCGGTAATGAAGATAGAACTGACGATTCTAAAGAATCTAGTTCATAACGAAGATTTTGCCCGTAAGACGTTACCTTTTTTGAAGGAAGAGTATTTCAGTGATACCAGTGAGCGCATTGTGTTCAAGCGCATCCATGAGTTTATGTTGAAATATAATAGTCGTCCTACTCGCGAAGCTATCGGTATTGATATTGAATCTACTTCCACTCTTTCTGAAGAAGAACATAAGCGTTCGATGGCTCTCGTTCATGATCTAGTTGATCCTGAGCCATCGGACATGGCTTGGTTGTTGGAAAACACTGAGTCGTTCTGTCAAGAGAGAGCAATCTACAACGCCGTTATGGATAGCATCACTATCCTTGACGGCAAAGATAAAGCTCGCACGAAGAACTCTATCCCTGAAATCCTATCTGAAGCACTTGGCGTATCTTTCGATAGTCATATCGGACATGATTTCATTGAAGACTACGAAGAGAGATACGATTTCTATCATCGAGTCGAGGAGAAACTACCTTTCGATCTCGAACTGATGAATGCTATCACTCGTGGAGGATTGTCACGCAAGTCACTTAATATCATTCTTGCTGGCACTGGTGCTGGTAAGACTTTGATGATGTGTCATCTTGCAGCAGCTAATCTCACGCTCGGGAAGAACGTTCTCTACGTCACTATGGAAATGGCTGAAGAGAAGATCGCAGAACGTATCGACGCTAATCTTCTTAATATCGCGCTCGAAGATCTAGGTCAGATGCCGCACGATTTGTATCAAAACAAAATCAATCGTGTGAAGGCTAAGACTTCTGGTAAACTAATTATCAAGGAGTATCCTACAGCGTCTGCTCACGTCGGACATTTCCGTCATCTATTGAACGAACTCAATCTGAAGCGCAGCTTTATTCCTGACGTAATCTATATCGATTATCTAAACATCTGTTGTTCTTCTCGTATCAAGGCTGGCTCTAATGTCAATAGCTATACCTATATCAAGTCTATTGCTGAAGAGCTTCGTGGACTAGCCGTCGAACGTAATCTCCCTATCGTATCTGCTACTCAGACAACTCGTTCCGGATATTCTTCCAGCGATCCTGGTCTCGAGGATACTTCGGAATCGTTCGGTTTGCCAGCTACAGCTGACTTTATGATCGCTCTTGTTCGCACAGAAGAATTGGATCAGCAAAGTCAAGTCATGGTCAAGCAGCTAAAGAATCGCTATTCTGATCCTGCCACAAACAGGAAGTTCGTGCTGGGTATCGACAGAACAAAGATGCGCCTTTTTGACGCAGACGAAAGCGCCCAAGCTGGCTTGTCTGATGGACCCGTTATGGATAACACCAAATTTGGAAATGAAGATCGTGAAAGATCAAAGCCTAAACCCAAGTTCAATAACTTCAAGTTCTGACGGGCTAAATAAAAGAGTACTTGACAACTTAGACTCATTAGAGTATGATAGTCCAATAAGCGAGGGAGAAGCTATGGTCCCAAAAGCATTGGAGTACGCCAAGAATAAGGCGGAAATTCATATCACTGGCGGAAATGCGCGAAAGCGCAATTTCGTTAAGAAAGCCGCGAGATGGATGCTCGGTTACTCACTGGGTAACCGTCTCGCGAATAATATATATCTCAAGATTAGTTTAAGAGAAGATCTACGGGATACACGATTCTACGGTTCTGTCATATGGGAAGACGACAATCAGCGGCCTCGTGAATATGATATGGAACTATGCAACTATCTACGAGATCGTATGCTATATCGCGTGCTCGCGCATGAAGTATCCCACATCAGACAATATGCAATAGGCGATCTCAAAGATCTAGCTACCCACGCCAATTTCTGTAAATGGAAGAACGAGATGATTCTTTCCGAGGGATATGGTAGCGGTTCGTATTTTAATCTGCCTTGGGAGATTGAAGCTAGAAAAGAGCAGGAAGTTATTCTAAGTGCTTGGAAGAAAGCACACGGATATCATTTTAGACAAAAGACTGGAGAACTATATAATGATAATCTATAGTAAAGCGGATTGCCCTTGGTGCGATAAAGCAAAGGCTCTTCTGAATCAAATGGATGAACACTACGAAGAAGTGATGATCGGACGTGATATCACTAAAGAAGAATTCGTTCAAATGTTCCCCGATGTCAAAACAGTCCCATATATGATCGTTGGTTCTATCGTATATCCTTCCTACGATTCTCTTGCTGAATGGCTTAACAATCCAGTTCGCAAGAAAACACACAATTTCTAATGAATCGGGCGTGTAGCTTAAAGGTGAAGCCGGCCGCTCATAACGGTCTGAGTGTGTGTTCGAGTCACACCACGCCCACCAAAAACCCTAAATAAAAAATGCGCAAAATTTTAGACGCGATATTCGCGGAGATAACATGTAACATGAATAAAATAGTAATGGCACTACTAACAACGATGCTTCTTAGCGGAGCTGCTATGGCTGAACCTGTAAGGGGATATGGCGATAGTCAACCAAAGAAGAAGATATCCGCGAAACAGGCTGAAAAATATTGCAACATGAGCGTTCAAACGAAATATGCTCACTATGCAAAATACTGTAAGCAACTACAATCGAAGAAAGTGGCACCGAAGATCGAAGAACCTATTATGGCTTCTTCTAGTTCCGACGAGTCATCAGGAGAATACTTTAGAAAAGCTTCTCAAGTATCTTCATCTAAATTCTTCGCAGGATGGCAAGAGCTGCCAGCTGCGCCGATTGAGTCTACAAAAAGAAAAGAGTCAGCACCCAAGAAGATGGCTATTATCGACCTGAACACAAATGTTCCAGGCGGGCCTCTAACTCTGTCTCAACCTTCCCCACATCCAGATAAAGCTCGTCGTGGACGAACACCAGCTCCGATATTTGCGCCTGAACCTGTGCGTATCGCGAGGGAGTGGGAAGGATATAGCATCTTCAAGAATAGGGGTGACTTGATTAAGTTGCTCTCTGAGGGTAACGAAAAGAAAATCGATCCATCAAGAATTCCTTGGTGCGCCGCTTTCGCTAATGCAATTCTAAGTCAAGCGGGATATGAAGGGACTGGATCTCTACTAGCTAGAAGCTTTTTAGGATACGGTATTCCTACTACATATCCAGCAGAAGGTGACATCGCTGTGTTTTCTCGTGGTAGAAATCAAGTCGCAGGTCATGTTGGATTTTATGTAGGTGAGGAAATCGTAGAAGGCGTTAAATACATCAAAGTGTTGGGTGGAAACCAACGCAAAGGTGTCAGCGTAGCTTACTATCCTGCAGGTAGACTGTTGGGATATCGCAAGATTGGCTGATGACTAAGGAGGTGCTTTTTTGTCATGAGTCAGGGGAGAGCAATCACGCTCTCCCCTTTTGCATTTTATAAATAGGATTATAATGATAAAGTTCAAGGAGTTTATCGCAGAAGACGTTAGTGGTAGCTTGTCGGTATTTGATATCGACGACACACTATTCAGCACAACAACGCAAGTCCTTGTTAAAAAGGATGATAAGGTTGTAGAAAAGCTAACTCCAGCAGAATTCAACGTGTACAAGCTAAAAGACGGTGAGGAATTTGACTTCGCTCAATTCCGTTCATCAAAGGTGTTCGCAGACACAGCAAAGCCAATTGATACTGTATTCAAGACCGCTAAGAAGATGATTAATCGTTTTCGTGCGCATCCGAATAAGCGCATTATAATTTGCACTGCGCGAGCAGATCTAGACGACAAACATCTTTTCCTTGATACGTTTCGTAAGTATGGATTTGACGTCAGTCAAGTACACATCTATCGCGCAGGGAATATCAAAGCTCCTGGCGCAGAAGCAAAGAAGCAGATTGTTCGCGATCAGCTCAAGGCTGGTAAGTATCAAGTTGCTAGAATGTTCGATGACGCTAAAGCTAATCTAGATAAGTTCATTGAGCTTCATCTGGAGTTTCCGAAAGTGAATTTCGAAGCATTCCTAATTCACGAAGACGGACGCATCACGAGGTATAATGGCTAATCCTATTAGAATGGCCAGTGGCCTAACATCGTGCTACAAGTATGTTAGTTATGCGATTGACGTATTAAGCAAAGACGCACCTATCGCATTTATTAGTAAAAAGACTGGTGGCGGTGATCCCGTCATGCTTAATCCTACTAAGAGATCGAGAGAATTAGCAATTAATATTCTCAAGACTCTCATTGAAGGTAATAAGTTACGAGCCGACATAACAGACCTAACAGCATATAAAAATGCTGTCGATTCGATAGAATTAGATACTTCAAAAGAAGCCGACAAATGGTTCCCTGTTGGCTCTATCATGAAGAGCAGCGAAAAAGTTCCATTCGGTTATCTTGCTGAAGTGCTACTACAAGCTGCTATCGTTGCTCGATTCGTAGAAGGTAGAACAGGCGATAGTATCAACGCAGCACATGTAGCCAAATATCTCAAGCAATTTCTAACGGAAAAGTCAGACTCTGGCGCATACACAGCAGTCAAAGGTCCTTCCGATACTAAAAAGTCTATTGCGAAAGCGTTTAAGTTTACTGTTCCAAACAAGAAAGCTTCTGTCGGTGTCGATACTGTTTATGTGTTCTACGTTCTTAATGGTTCAGCTTTCACTTATCTTAAGGCTAGAAAATCAGTTCTTGCTTCGAGTAGCGATTTAGCACCATATATCGCGGATGCGTGTAGATATGTTAACTCAGGTGCATGTAAAGAACATGCTGAGTATTTTTACAACAACGGTCGTAGAGATCGTATAGACATCGTGTCGACCAGCATTTCTGGTCAGGATAAAAAGAATCCTTCGAAAGCTGACATCGTGACTGCATACTATGAAGGATGGTCTGGAAACGATAGCAGTCCTGGTAAGCCTATCGCGATGAGGCTCAATCTTTCTGTTAAGATTAATCACATTACTCAGGTAGGTCAAGCTTCTGGTCTTCATTCTGAAGCTATGAAAACATTCGCGAGCGCAGTTGGAATGACATTATCGACAACAACTATCAACAAGATCAACAAAATTAATCTAGAACCAATCACGCCACAATCACAAACAGAAGTCTATAAATTAGTCTACAATGAAATGTCAAAAGCTAGTGATATCGATAAACTCATAAATGGTATTAGCTATTTCATATCATTCAACGATAAAACTATCAATGTCGTAGACATTGGTGCTGGGCTTAAAGTATATTTCGTTGAAAACTTACAGATGCTCAAGCGTCAGTTCAAAGGTAAAAAAATGTCAGCTAAGACTCGTACGACTGGTGGTGGAAATTATGTGCTAGATGTGTATCTTGGGGATAGTCAGATTCTTGAATTGAGTTCAAGAAAGACTGGTGGCATATATCGTAACTTCGTGAACACTGGGGATGCATTAAGAAACGTATTAAGCACACCACTATAAAGAGGAAATAACAATGATTGAATCACTATTCTGGCTTGCAGTAGGAACATTCGTGGGATGGAACTTCCCTCAACCTAACTTCGCTAAGAAGATCCAAGGATGGGTTGTAGGACTATACAAAAAGAATCCTACTAACTGACCCCTGCGCACATTTGCTATTATATGGTGTAAAAGCAGATTTGTCAAGACTTATTATAAATAAGAGAGCAGTTAGGCTACGGCAATCCTGCTCTCGAACTATTTGCGGTTAGGCTACGGCAATCCCACAAAGGAAGTATTATGAAGGGTTTCAAGACGTATATGAGGGAAGCTGCGTTCTCTGCTGAAGAGGACAAGTCCCACTATACGCATATCGAAGATGAGATCTACGTTTTAGGCGTAGGATCCATCAGAAAGATTAGTGAATACTTTCATGACCTGATTAAGGGCATTCCTGAAACTGTAAATCAAACTAAGATCGACGGCGCTCCAAGTATCTTCTACGGATATCAGAACGGCAAGTTCTTCGTAGCAACTAAGTCTATCTTTAACAAAGATCCGAAGATCAATTTTACGAACGAAGATATTGATGTTAATCACGGACACGCTCCTGGGCTTGTAGCTAAACTAAAGCTCGCTCTAGAGTATCTTCCCTCAATCACAAACAATAAAAACGAAATCCTTCAAGGCGATATGATGTTCGCTAAGGTTGATCTGAGAAAGACCAATATCGAAGGAATTCCTCACTGGTTGTTCAAGCCAAACACAGTGACAAATGCAGTTCCCGTCAATTCTGATTTGGGTCGCGAGATCGCTCGCGCTGCTATTGGATTCGCTCCTCATACGAAATACAACGCATCTGGTAGTCGTGTCACGATTCAAGCTCGCGATATGAAGAAGAACGCTCATGTGTTCCTAATGCCTATTGATGCTCCTTCGCTTGGAGACGTAGGTCATCTACAGGCATTCATCGGTCAGATTGATAAGCTTCTCGCTTCGCTTTCGAAAGATGATCTTGGATACGTTTCTACACCTGAGATGAATCCTCACTTCCTTGCTTATGCCAACTATGTCATTCGTAACAACAGCATTCAGTCTTATTCTGGATTCGTTGATTATATGAAACAGAAGCTTCAAAAGGAAGTCGACAAGGCTAAGAGCGTAGATGGTAAAGCTAAGAAGCAAAAGATTCTAGACGACATGATTAGCGGCGTTGAATCAAACAAAACGATTATCAATAACGTTCTTGCTGTTCACAACAAGATTGGTGATATCAAAGATAAGATTATCGACGAACTCGATACATATCAGCCAATTCGCAGATACTTCGAAAATGAGTTTGGTGGATTAGTAAAAACAAATCCAGAAGGGTATGTGCTTCTCGGTAAGCATGGTACTGCAAAACTTGTGAAGCGTCGCGTCTTCAGTATGCAGAATTTTGCTGCTGGAGCATTCAGAAAGGCGGCAGCGAAAGATGAGTAAGTCTGTTGTAGTTCTTCCTCTAGGTAGATTTCAACCTCCACACAAGGAGCATAAGAATCTCGTTGATGCTGTGCTGAAACTAGCAAAGCAAACACACAGTGACGCCAAGATATTCGTTTCGCGCACAGTCGATAAGAAAAAGAATCCGCTGACTCCACAGGAAAAGATTAAGTATCTGAACAAGATGTTTCCTGGACACAAGGGTCTGTTCGATATGCCGCCCGCTTCTACTCCTACTATGATTGGTTCTCTCGCTGAACTATCTGGTAAGTACGACACGGTTCATATCGTATTGGGTGACGACAGAGTTGATGCTACAGAAACGCTCGTTAACAAGTACAATGGAAAAGATTTCACGTTCGAAAAGATTGTTGTTCATTCGCGCCATTCGATTATCAATACTCGTGTTGGTGATGCTGACGGCGTACACGCTTCGGATATTCGTAAGTGGGCTCAAGAAGGCGACTTCGATAAAGTTCGAGCCGAGATGCCTGAGAATATGTCAGATGCAGACGTAAAAGGAATTGTGCGTTTGATTCAGACACGACTAGGAAAGAAGGAAATGAAGGAAGAAGTAAATCCTCTCGATGAAGTCTTTGCTCAACTCATGTTCGAAGAAGCAGATGAAACTGATTTAGACATCACTCTTCCTTCCGACGCAGAAATCAAAAAGCAACTGGATCGTATGTCTAATGATGAATTAGATATGCAAGACGACGACTGGATGGTTGCTGATCTTATCGCTGGTCCAGAAGTCTGGGATGAGAAAGTAGATACGCAAGAAAATGTATCTATTCAGAATCGTCAGAAACGTTCTCAGCGTTTTAAAGCTATGTCAAAGCGTTTGGCTAAGATGCGTCAAATCAAATCGAAGCAAATGCCACAGGGCCAGCGTCTTCGTATGAGAGCCCGCAAGGCTGCTCTTATGATGCTTCGCGCACGTGCTACTGGTAAGAAGAACTTGGATTATGCTTCGTTATCTCGTGGACAAAAAATTGCAGTTGATAATGCTCTTATGCAGCGTTTCGGAAAGCGTCTCAAAAACACTGTAGATGCTTATGCCAAACGCATTCTCCCTAGAATCCGCTCAAAAGCTCAGGATTCAGTTAAAAAGGCTCGCGATATGAAAGAATCATACGTCAACGAAATATTTTCTCAGATCATCTTCAACGATAAGAAGAAGAGCAAGGAAGATACGCCACAAGATGTTGCTAACGATAAAATTCAAGCAGCACAGCGTGGCGTTTCCGTAAAGGACTGGGAAAAGTCTAAGGCTGATAAGAAGCATGATTCTCCGTTGAATGTTGATGGACAGAAGTTGGATACCTTAGGTATTGATCCTACGATGAACGATCGCCTCGCACCAAATCCAAAGCAAGGACACCTTAATATCCACACGAAAAAGTCTCACGTCTACGGTAAAGCATTAGACGATTCATATAATCCTTCGATAGAAGAAGGTCGTAAGTCTGCTTCCGATAAAGATGCTCGCGATGCTGGTGATACGAACATTATCTATCAGATGCGTAAGACTATCAACTCTCGCGGCGAACACGAAACTGTTTTTGCTGATGGACATAAAATGCATATCTCAGTCAACGATGCGAAAAAACTTCTTGCTAAGTTCGAAGCACTTCGTTTGCCTGCTGATAAGCATAAGTTCACTATCGCTGCTGGCGCTAGTGCTAAGAGTTTCCATGACGTAATGGCTCACGGTATTCCAAAGGATAAACCTAAGATCAGTCTTGGCGGAAAGACATTCAAAGAATTCTACACAGCTGGAGGTAATACTCGCGCCGTATCTCCTTATGATAAGGATGAGCCTCCTGGTGTTCGTAACATCGGCGAAGTTGCTAAAGACGAAGATCGTCCTACTGATCCAAATCAATCCCGCCCACTGAGTCAGAAGATGGATTTGCTTCTTCGTCTTGGTCTCGTAGATCAGGAAGAACTACAGAAGTATCGTCGTGCGCTGCGTTCTAGCAAGAAATTTGCTCTCCAGAGTCCTCAGATGCGTGAGAAACTTGCTGATTTGCTAGACAAGCTGATTGATCTAACAACTAAGGATGCCGCAACTTACTCTCGCGTGCGATACAACGTAACAACGAAAGAAGCTGTATCGCTTATGCGTAAGGCTGAATATTCAGGCGTTGATATCGAAATCATTCAGGAAGTATTCGCACGTGGTCTAGAAGAAGACGATGATGTCAATAAAGCATTCGCTCGCGTGAACTCGTTCATCGCTGGTGGATTCGCAGCTAAGTTGGATGAGGATCTAACGGAAGACGGAAAAGGTTACAAGAATCCAACTGGCGGATTGACTCAAAAAGGTCGTGATCACTATAATCGAACAACAGGTGGTAATTTGCAAGCTCCTGTGACTACATCTCCTTCTAAATTGAAGGCTGGTAGTAAAGCGGCTGGTCGTCGTAGATCATTCTGCGCCCGTATGGGTGGTGTTGATGGACCAATGAAAAAACCAAACGATGAACCGACTCGTAAGGCATTAGCATTGAGAAAATGGAACTGTCGTGGCGAAGAAATTAGTATTGGTGAAAAGCGCGGACTATGGGATAATATCCATGATAAGCAAAAGCGCATCAAGAGCGGTTCTGGTGAGCGTATGCGTAAGCCTGGATCTAAGGGCGCACCAACTGACGCAGCTTTAAAAGCTTCACAAACTGAAGAACTCGATCGCGCATTCGAAGCTCATATTGATTCAATTAAATAAACTACATATCAATGGAAGACAATGTTAAGGAGAAATGAATATGTCTGATGAACTGATTACCATTATTGCTTTTGTCGTTGTTGCTTTAGGTATCGGATGGTATATGTGGCCTAAGCAAAAGATAGAGGAACCAAAGCTAGATCCTGTTTTGGAACCAGCCCCTACTCCTGTTGTTGAAGAATTAAAGCCTGCTCCAGTTGCATCACTAGAACCAGTTGTTGCTCCTGAGCCAGTTGTTGAAGCTCCGGCTCCGGCTCCAGAACCAGTCAAGGTCGAAGCTCCAGTAGCTGCTCCAAAGGCAAAAGCAAAGAAAGCGCCAGCTAAGAAAGTTACAAAGAAATGAACGACGAACTCGTAGAATCACTCAAGAAAGCTCAAGCGACTAGCTTTGCGTTTTATCTAAAAGCGCATAACTATCACTGGAATGTGGAAGGACCTGACTTCGCACAGTATCATGATTTTTTGGGTAATCTCTATGCGGAAGTGTTTGGCGCAGTAGATACTATTGCAGAGTTGATTCGTACCCTAGATGCTTATGCTCCTGGATCATTTTCACGTTTCCAGGAGCTATCTAGTATCGAAGACGAGCTATCTGTTCCTAAGGCTTTAATTATGATAGCTAGACTCAATGGTGATAATCAGCGTCTTCTTATTGTACTCAACGAAGCATATCGTATTGCAGAAGCTCAGAGTAAGTTTGGTATTTCTAATGCTATACAAGATCGTATCACCGCACACGAAAAGCACGGATGGATGCTCCGTTCATTCACTAAGGAATAACAATACTACATGACTACTAGAAAGGGAAAGTAAAATGTCATCTATTGATAAAAAGGCATTTGGTATTAGCGATTCGCTAATCAATGCAGTAAACGAAGCACTCAAGGGTGGTCAGGTCAAGATTGACAAGAATCACAACGGCAAGATTGATGGTCAAGACTTCAAGATGCTCCGTAAGGAAGAAGTTGTTGACGAAGGTAATCCTGCTAATAAGGAAAAGAAGAACGCTGCTGCAGCTGCTGTTGGTGCTAAGAACAAAGATTCTCAGTATCTAACCAGAATTAATCCAAGCGTTGCTGATAAGATTCGCGGTCGCGAAAAGATGTCAGGTAATGATCGTAAGCAGTTCGAAGAAGTAGAACAGGTTGACGAGCTTTCGAAAGCAACAATGGGTTCGTACATCAAGAAATCTACTGCGTCTGCAGCAGATGCCGCCCGTCGTGGTGGAGTTGCTGATGCTAAGAAGGCACCTTCTTTCGCTAAGAGCGCATATAAGACTCTAGCGAAAAGAACAGCTGGTATTGCTAAGGCTACTGATAAGTTGACTAAGGAAGATGTTCAGATTGACGAGCTTTCAACTGACACATATCATAGCGCAGCACACAAAGCCGCTAAGAGAGCTATGGGTGATGCTCAGGGTCGTTCTGGTCCTATCTTCAAGAAGTATGCTGGAATGGCTAATAAGTTCCGTGATAAGGGTATGTCACAGGAAAAGAAAGAAAAGGCTATGAAGGAAGCTTATGATGATAACAGTTCTAATGTTGGTGATTGGTCAGACAAGAAGCTAAAGTGGCACAAGGAAAAGCTATCTTCGTCTTCTGCTAAGGCTCACTCTGAACTTGTTCGTCGTTCAAAGACTGGTCAAGCTGCGCCTAAGAAAACTAATGAAGAAGTCGTTGACGAAGAAAGAATGTCAAAAGGTAGAAGAGATGCTCTTGCTAGAAAGACTTCTTTCACTGCAGATCCTCCAAGAAGACTTGAACCAGAACAAAAAAAAACTAAATCCGACAAGATGAAAGCATATCGTGCTGATCGCGATAAGCACATGGAAGAAGCCACTGATCCTCGTGATTCAAGACCACAAACATATAGACCAAATAATACCGGATACGCTTGGGATAAACTATCAACAAGATCCTCATCAAATCCTAAAGATAGTAAAGCAACTAAGTCTGGAAAACAATTAGGACTAAAGCATTCGATAAAGGGCGCATTAGGTTCTCATGGTCCAAAGGGTAAGCTACCAGAAGAAACTGATCCAGGTTTCGTAGCCGAAGCCGATAACGCAGTAGCAAAGCAGATTGCAGCTAAGAAAGATGCGTTCAAGACCCAGCTCCAGCAAAAGATTGCTGCTAAGCAAATGAACACAATGCAAGCTAAAGCTAACAAGCGTCTATCCAATATCAATGCGAGCAACGATAAGTGCACTTGTCAAGAAGGTAAGGGAAAGAACATGACATGCGAGATGCATGGTGATACTAAGAAGCTGAAGGGTGGCAAAGAACCAATCGAGATTAATCCTCCGCTTCGCGAAGCACAGGTCAAGACTAAATAGTAATCTATATCATGCCGAGTAGTCGCATTTAACGAAAAGCGGAAAGGAACAGACAAATGGCACTTTGGGGATTCAGTAGAGAAAGCAACCAGGTAGCATCTGGTGCAAACACAGTAGCAGGTATCGTAAAAGGGTATCGTCCACTTCCACAATCATCTGGTATCGGACATTCGTTCGACACTGGCGCCGGTGGAAATGCTAATAAGCGCAACGTAATCGCAACATCTAAGGGTTGGGTTCGTCGTGTTAATCGTACGAAGACAGAGGCACCAACAGTTAACGTTCAGTTCGACGAAGTTCTAGTAGCTGCAAATCCAGGCAGCGGATTCAATTATACTTCTAACACATATCTAGGCGGACCAGACATTGTAGAAGTCTACGTCAAGCTAAATGCTAATGGTGTTATCTCCGCAAACGCATCTGGCGCAAATCTTTATGTTGTGTTCAATATGCCTGTTCATAAGCGCCCATCTGGTAATCTTATGTCAATCAGTATTGCTAACACTATTGGTGGAAACCATGCAGTTGCTCGCATCGCTGCTGCAACCGCCGCTCGCGCGAACGTTGCTAACAACGTAATGATATTCACTATGCCTGCTCTAAGAGGTGGTGTTGGTTCAGCTAAGGCGACATATCATGTTAACGCGCAGTCTATTACGGTTACAGGTAATCCACTTTACAATCCTGAAATTGGTACAACTGCTGCTGCGAACCTTGTTATCACTGGCGCAGTTGCGAACAATTTATCTCGTCATAATGGTATTCGTATCATTAACTTCCAGGTTTCACCTAAGGGCGTTTAATAGGGACGGAGTCGCATTATGGCTGACAAGAAAGTAACACAACTTACAGCATTGACTACGCCAACGGCTCCAGATCTGCTGTTGATTGTTGATGATCCAAACGGAACACCAGTATCGAAGAAAATTACTCTTAAGAGTCTCTTCGGTGCTGTTACTTCGAATACGGTGTTCAGTGCAAACGTGACTGTGAGCGGTAATCGCGCACAGTTCGCTTCAAACGTCAACATCACTAAAACACTTACAGCTAATACATTTAAGATTACGTTAGGTTCTACTCCAGCTTCTAACAATGCAACAACTGTAGGTATGTCAGTCGGTGAACTACGTTTTACTAACACGTATCTTTATATTGCTGTTAACGCAACCACGATTAAGCGTGTCGCGCTTAACACATTCTAAGGATCAATTATGGCAATCGAAACTGCAGGATTTGCAGCAGCAAAACTAGCTTCAGCAGCTGGAGGGCTTTTTGGAGGACTCTCTATGTTCGCGTTTATGAGACCGCATACAGTTATGGATGCGACTATTAGAGGTGGTGTTTGTACTGGATCAGCAATTATCGGTGCGCCAGTTCTTTTAGAATATGCGGAACTTGCATTAAATATCGATCATTTCGTGTTCGCAGGAGCAGTAATTGGATTCTTATCATGGGGCGTGCTATCTATGGTAGCACGCTTTTTTATTAAAGCAGACGCAACAAATAAAGACGTTGTGGAGGCCATACAGGAAATTAGAAAGTGAAATGAAGGGTAAATTGGACGAATCGAATTTCTTTCTTTATGCGGCACATCATTATTTGAACCCGTGCGTAGACGAACAAGAATTTTTAGATGATCTCAGTAGGATCAAAAATGTTCGCAGATTGTTCAGTCGCTATGAGCGTCGAGGTGAGTTGAAAGAGAGACTTATAATTAATCATCTGATGATTCTATATAACGTCTTTGAGCACAGAGCTTTAACGCGAATGCTTACTTTCAAGTTATACGATTATCTTCATCTTCTCAAGCCATTCCTCATGCTCATGAACTATTGGCCAGAAAGAATTGAGAACATAGGTACAGAATCTGTTACGATTATCAACACTGATATTATGATGGACATGCGAGTTGTAGAAGCATTAAGGAAAATCTAATGTTAGAGCTTAAAGAGGACGGAGAAGCTCCAGCTAATCACGCTGGACCAGCGACTAGTACTTCAGACGTACACTGGAGTAAGAAGCAACCAAAGGTGGGCCTTAAAGGGAAGGTCAAGAAGTACGGCCAGCCAATGGCATTCAAAGCTATTATGCGTCGTAAAGGTATCGCAGAAGCAACTGTGTACTACAAAATTCTATAGTTCAAACAAAGGGTGAGTTTCATGGGAATAGGTATTAAAGTCGCTATCGCAGCGATTCTATTTTCGATCATATCAGGCGGATATTTCTATATTCAAGCACTAGAAGGAAAGCTTGAAGCAGCTGCAGAAGTTCAGCAGCGTATGGAAGGCGTTATCACGCAACAAAAAGCACAGATGGATCGTCAGAACGAAGATCTGAAAAAGATGCAAGCTATTAACGTTCAGATAGCAGATAAAGTCCAGAAGGCACAACAGGACGTAACAGAACTCAATCGTAAATTCCAGAAGCGTGATCTAGTAATGCTTGCTGGCAAGAAGCCAGACGAAGTTCAGATGCGTGTCAATCGTGGCACGAAAGATGCTCTACGCTGCAATGAGTTGGTAACAGGTTCACCCTTGACAGCGGACGAATTAGCTGGTAAAGTGACTAACAATATCTGTAGTGATTTAATTACGTCACAGATTCCTAAGAAGGAGGGTGCGAAGTGAAACATATTGGTGTCCTCGTTCTAGGTCTGCTTTTAGCCGGTTGTAATCAGACAACCAAAGTATTCGACAAGCCCGTTCTTGTAGATCGTACTGAACTCATGGTTCCGCCTGTACAGCCAGTTGTTCAGAACGATATGAGCTGGATTGTTATCACTCCAGAAAACTACTCTCAGAAAATTGAAGAACTTAGCACCAAAGGCAACGTGGTCTTATTCGCGTTGACCCCTCAGGGCTATCAAACACTAGCCATGAATTTGGCTGAGATGCGTAAGTTCATTCAGAGCCAAAACGCAACTGTAATAGCCTATAAGGATTATTACAAGAACAGAGAATAAGTCTTGACAACCTTCCTTGAGCTGATTATAATGAACCTATGTCTACTATCACTGATCATAAATTTGCGAACATGATTGGCCACAAACTTCTGCTGTTCAAGCGGAAGTCAGAGCGAGTCTACAATTTCCGCTGTCCTTTCTGCGGCGATTCACAAAAGAACAAACTAAAAACCCGTGGCTATCTGTTCGAGAAATCGGGCGGATTAATTTATAAGTGTCATAATTGCGATGTGGGTACTAATCTCAGTAAACTTATTGATCTCGTTGATCCTAGTCTCTCAAAAGAATACCGACTAGAATCATACAGAGATCGTGTTGCTGCAGGGAATGAAGACAATTTCATTATCCCTCGCAAGGAAGTTCCTAGGCCTAAAATTATTTTAGATGAGATGCTGCCGCGACTTGACGAGTTGCCGCCGCATCATCGTGCTGTGCAATATGCTAAAGCTCGCAATATCCCTAAAGAACGATTCAACGATCTCTATTACGCTCGAGATATGAAAGTCCTCGAAGCGTTGAATCCTGCATACGAAGGACGTCTCACTTCTGACGAACGACTGGTCATACCTTTCCGTGGAGAAGACGGAACGTTGACTGGCGTCTCTGGTCGTGCGATGGGTAATTCAACATTACGCTATGTAACTATTCGTATCACTGAAGATCCTTTGATCTACGGTCTCGATCGCGTGGCCAGAGGGAAAACTATATACGTTGTAGAAGGTCCTATCGACAGCATGTTTCTTGACAACGCTATCGCTGCTGGTGGAACTGACTTCAGTCGTGCGCTCTACAATGTTTCTGGAGAAAACGTCGTGCTTATCTTCGACAATCAGCCTAGAAACAAACAAGTTGTTAAGCGTGTAGAATCATTTGCTGCTCGTGGATATTCAATGGTCATCTGGAATTCGTCATGGGTTTGGAAAGATATTAATGATGCGTTTATGAATGGGGCAAGCAAATCAGAAGTCGATCTCATACTAAATAAATCCACGTTCAAGGGACTTGCCCTAAGACTTGCAATCCGAGACTGGAAGAAATGTTAAGCTCAAGCGCGATGCTTGAGAACGATGACCTATTGCCCGAAAAAAGAAAAATGGAGTTACCATCTATGTCGAACGCACTTCCTACGTTGTACCAGCAATTCATCCACCTATCACGCTATTCAAGATTCTTGTGGAATGAGGGACGACGAGAAAGTTGGCAGGAAACAATCGGGCGTTTCTTTGACTTCTTTGAAGCTCATCTAAAAGAAAATCATAGCTATGATATCACTGCGTTGCGTGCTGAACTCGAAGATGCAGTTCTTTCTCAGAAGGTAATGCCTTCTATGCGTTGCGTTATGACTGCTGGCGAAGCGCTCAAGCGTGAGAACATTGCAGCTTATAATTGCTCTTATGTTGCTGTTAATAGCCCACGTTCATTCGATGAGATTCTTTATATCCTCATGAACGGCACTGGCGTCGGATTTTCTGTTGAGTCTAAAGACGTTGAGCAGCTTCCTATTGTTAACGAAGATTTCCATCCTTCAGACACAACTATCGTTGTAGCAGATTCTAAGCTTGGTTGGGCTAAAGCGCTCAAAGAATTGCTCGGTATGTTATACATCGGTCAGATTCCTCGTTGGGATCTATCTAAGATTCGTCCTGCTGGCACTCCTCTTAAGACTTTTGGTGGACGTGCTTCTGGTCCAGAGCCACTCGATGCGCTATTCAAGTTCTGCGTTGATATCTTCAAGAGAGCGGCTGGTCGTCGTCTAAACACATTGGAAGCACATGATATCGTTTGTAAAATTGCTGATATTGTTGTTGTGGGTGGTGTTCGTCGTTCCGCTCTTATTTCTTTGTCTGATCTGTCTGATGATCGTATGCGCGTTGCGAAATCCGGTCAATGGTGGATGGACCAATCACAGCGAGCATTAGCTAATAACTCAGCGGTCTATAAAGAAAAGCCTGATATGGGTCTTTTCATGGAAGAGTGGAAGTCTCTCTATGAATCAAAGTCTGGTGAGCGCGGTATCTTCAATCGTGCGAGCGCGAAGGCTACAGTTATCAAGCATGGTCGTCGTAACCCTGATTATGATTTTGGTACAAACCCATGCTCCGAGATTATCTTGCGCGACAAGGAATTCTGCAATCTATCCGAAGTTGTCGTGCGTGATACTGACACGATGGAAACTCTTAAGGAGAAGGTCTATTGGGCTACCATTCTTGGTACATGGCAGTCAACACTAACTGGATTTAAATATCTATCATCATCTTGGAAGCGCAACTGCGAAGAAGAGCGTTTGCTCGGTGTGTCAATGACAGGAATCATGGATAATGACCTCACAAATGGAAAACTCCCAGGAATTGAAGGCCGCTTGGCAGAGCTTCGTGAAATTGCAGTCGCCACGAACGCAAAGTTTGCTAAGGAATTGGGCATTCCGCAATCTGCTGCTGTTACCTGTGTTAAGCCTTCTGGGACTGTTTCTCAGCTTACTGATGCTGCTTCCGGTATTCATGCTCGTCACAATCCTTATTATATTCGCACCGTTCGCGCTGATAAGAAGGATCCACTGGCTGCTCTCATGATTGATGCTGGCATTCCAGTTGAAGATTGTGCGATGCGCCCTAATAATGTTTATGTGTTCTCGTTCCCAATGAAAGCTCCAGAGAACGCTGTGTTCCGTACGGATATGACTGCTATTGAGCAGCTAGAACTCTGGGTCACATATCAGGATCACTGGTGCGAACATAAGCCGTCGGTCACTATCTCTGTCAAGGAACACGAATGGCTTGAAGTTGGTGCGTGGGTGTATAAGCACTTCGATAAGATGTCTGGTGTTTCTTTCTTGCCTTTCTCTGATCACGTTTACAAACAAGCACCATATCAGGATTGCACGAAGGAAGAATACGAAGCATTCGCTGCTAAGATGCCGAAGTATATTGATTGGAACAGACTCGGGGATTATGAGAAGACGGATAATACCACGGGCGCTCAAGAACTAGCGTGTGTCGCTGGTGGATGTGAGATTTGAACATGACAGAGAAAGATCTTTCCTGTCCTTGCGGAGAATACGACTACACTGTAATCTACGAGAAACGTGGTAAAAAAGCAACTCCAGAGTTCTGTCCTTTTTGTGGAGCTGACGCTGATCAAGATAAGATTGAAGAACTCGAAGAGGATGAGGATGAATAATGAAACAGTGGCTATATTATAGTTGGGTGATGTTTAAGAATTGGGTCCTCTTCACTTCATGGAGAATATCTCATAGTGAAGAGGACCGAGTAGAACTAGTCAAGCTTTACAAAGAAAGACGTTTTAGAAAAGTATCTATGGACGCATATGTTAAACTTCTTAGTAATGTGAGCAAAGAAGAGAATGCTCGTCTTGAAAGCATGAATTTGTATATCGGTGATTTGAAAGCTGATAGATTTCAAATCGTAGACGACTACTACAAAGCTATGGAAAAGAAGGATGAGTAATGCAAAGCGTGAACGAAAAATATCAAGATCTTCTTTCTAAGATAGATGCTCTTCGAGCGAGTCTTCATGTTATCGATGATCAAGAACTTACTGATGCAATAGCTCAACTTGATAAGCTTGAAGCCGTAGTTCGTCATATGGAAAACACTTACGGAGACGAACTGTAGTCACTATATAAGTTCATGGCATCATATGATAATCCGTGGACTTTCAACGGGAAAGAATTCGAAAGTGAAGATATCGACGACTCCTATGGGTTTGTGTATGTCATATCGACGCCGGATGGCCAGAAGTACATTGGTAGAAAATACTTCTGGTCTGTCCGTAAAGTCAGTGGAAAAAGTCGCCGCCAGCGATCCGAATCCGACTGGAAGAAATACTATGGATCCAGTGATACTCTCAAGGCAAAACTCAAACAATCAGACAAAAACCTGTTCCGAAGAGAAATTATATCTTTACACAGCACCAAAGGTCGTGTAAACTATGAGGAAGTGAAAGAACAGTTTGCTCATGAAGTCTTAGAACGGGAAGATTATATCAATGACAACATCAATGGAAAATGGCACAGAAGCCCAGAACACATCACAGGAAAATCAAGATTCTCTTCCCTCGCATCTAGGCGGTCATCTCAACAAGACGCATAATGATCGCGGAACACTTATGTATCTTACTGAAAAGTTTGGTATTAAGTCGTTCCTAGATATTGGTTGTGGTCCTGGAGGTATGGTTCAGCTTGCTGCTTGGCGAGGTCTTGACGCGATGGGAATCGACGGCGACTGGGAAGTTCGCAAAGAACCAGAAGCGAAGGTTCTCATTCATGACTACACGACAGGTCCAGCTCCGCTTGAACTAGCTTCGCTGCGTACTGCGTTTGATTTGGGTTGGAGCGTAGAGTTCCTTGAACATGTTGATGAACAGTATCTTGATAACTATATGCAAGATTTTGCTCGTTGTAAATATGTTGTTTGTACTGCTGCTGGTCCAGGCTCTCCTGGCCATCATCATGTGAATTGTCAACCTGCTGAGTATTGGCACGCAGTGTTTGATAAGTATGGATTTGACTATGATGACGAAACGACTCAGGAAATTCGTCTGAGAAAGTCTAATATGCAAAAGCCTTTCATGCAGCGCACAGGAATGTTTTTCATTAGGAGATCATGATGATTGAACCGATTCGTATTTTCGTAGGCACATCTTCGAACAACGAAGATGCTGAAGCCGAAATGGTGTTGGAGTACACATTAAAGAAACACACTACGCATCCATGTGATATCACATGGATGCGTCAAACACACGACGAAGATTCTATCTGGGGAGACTGGCGGACGGAACGTTGGTCAACTCCGTTCAGTGGTTTCCGTTGGGCTATCCCAGAGGCATGCGCTTTTCATGGTAGAGCTATCTATATGGATGTGGATCAGCTTAATCTGCGCGATATCGCTGATCTTTATTCGATTGATCTTAAAGGTAATCCTATGGCTGCTAGACGCGGCGCTCGTTTCGGTGGTCATGAGTTTTGTGTTATTGTTATGGATTGTGAGCGTCTTGGCGATATTCTTATGCCTGTGGGGCGTATGAAACCAAATCCAGACGCACATCATCGCTATATTCAAATGTTCTCTGGCTCAGAAGAAGTCCTAAATCTAGATCCACGTTGGAATTGTCACGATGGTGACGGTTTAGCTCTTGACAATATCTGGCACTTACACTATACTAAAATGAGTACACAACCTTGGAAACCTGCGTGGTTCACTGGCAAAGTTGAAGAGCATCCTCGGCAAGACCTTGTGAAGCTTTGGCATGATATGAGAGCCGAAGCAGTTCTCAATGGCTATGTGCCACAGCTTACCAACGAAACATACGGCGACTATAACATCATAGGAAGATAATGATTAAGTTTGGATATAACTTGCGTGAAGATATGGGCGGTGCATTGGAGATATTCAATCATATGTATTTCCTGAAAAAGGAGATTGAATATCTTGAGCGATTCGCTGAGGTAAATGGTCCGCATGATATGGGACACATTCATACGACTATCGGCGTTCTTAGGACTCGCTATCTTGAATGCAAAAAGTTTTCGGATGATTTTATGAAGCAGTCTCGTCACATTCTTGATGGTATCACACTATGAAGTTATTTGCATCGTGCGATTCAAAGTACCTTCGCGTACACGCGCCCGCGCTTGTAGCGTCGGCTGCATATCATAATAACTCTATCCATATCAATGTGATTGCTCCTGGGCAAGATGATCGCGATATCCTCGATGATATGAGTTCTAAGTATCATAAGATATCTGAATGGCCTCATAGTGATTTTAGTTGGTCTATGAGTACGATGTATGCTTGCCCTAAAGATTCAGAAGAGTTGCGTACGGTTTATGCCTGCGACCGGTTTATTAGCGCAGGCTCTGTCATGCAGAACCATGAATGCGATTTGCTTATCATCGACACCGACTGTTTGGTTATGCAACACATTGAACCGATTCTTGATGATCAAATTGGATTGTTTCTTCGTGAGCCACTGCCCGGTACGCAGGGTTGGGAAAATGCTGGTAGTCGCGTGGCTGCTGGTGCTGTGTTCATTTCACAAGAGGCTGTACCATTCCTTGAGAAGGTTGAAGCGCGAATAAAGAAAGGCCCTCTCGCATGGTTCTTAGATCAGGTAGCTATCAATGAAGCTTATCAGGAAGATATTGCTGACTATCGCTTTAGGTATTTCGACGCGCAATTTATGGATTGGGAGTTCTTGGAAGGAACTACGATCTGGACTGGTAAAGGACCGCGGAAGTATGAGAACGAAAAGTACCTTGCCAAGAAAGCTTTCTTCGAAAGGATGATGCGGTGAGTAAAGTATTAATTCTTTTTCCTCGATTAGACGTTATGTTCAAGGAAGGTCCAGTGCCCGAAGAGCGTGGACCTATCGCACCGATTCGTATTTACTGGCAAAATTTCAAAGAGAAATTGCTACAGCATCATATGCTCAAGGCTGGTGATACTGTAGCAGTTCTTGAGAAGCCATTGTGGCAGTTCACTACTGAAGAAGTGGAAAAATGTGATTATGATATCGTGTATATCCCACACAAGTC